GTTTCCGCCTCGGTGAAATACCGTTCGTCGTGATCGTGCGGTTCGGGAAGAAACTCGGCAGGCGGGTCCTGAATTTGAGCCCAGAGGATCGAGGTATCCTCAAAGGTGAGAACCACCCAATCGGCGCCGTTCCGCTGATACCAGGCGCCGTCCGCCACGAGACGGATGACGGATTTCTCAGGCGGCTGCTTGTAGATCCACGCGCCGGCGACGCGCTCGACCAGCCAGCCGCCCTTGCCGACGAAGAGCCCCGCTGCGCCGGCGTCGATCGCGTAGAGCGAACCGTCGGCCGGTTCCGCCGGCGGTTCCGTCACGAGGCCATCGACGGTGATATGCGGCGCGCGCGAGAGCTGCAGGGTCGCATTGTCGGAGGAGCCGATCGGCAGCACGGCCTGTTCGGCGGCTGTGGCCGAAAAGACGATCGTGATCGGGAGCGGCCCGGAGCCGTTCGCCGGCGCCGCGATCTTTTCCGTCGACGGGTGCTGCGAGATGATGAAGAGCTGTTCGGCGCCGACTTCACCGATCAGCACGCCGACTTCGCGCACCGTGAAGCCCCCGACCTCGGCCGGCACCACGGCCTGAAAGATCACGCGATCATCTGTCCGGGCGACGGTCGCATTGCCGCGCCAAACCTCGTGCACAAGCCCGACCTGCGCTTCGTTCGGCACATAGGTGGCGCCGTTGCCATCGCCCACCGCGATCTTTGCGGAGGGGAAGCTCTGTGCGTTCGCCACGGCCGCCGCGAGCTGGGCGCGGCCCTGCGTCGTCATGATGGTGATACTGCTCATGCTTCAATCTCCTCGCAAAGCCGGGCACAGAACCGGCTTCCACTTCTGTTGGCTTTGCTCACTGGACCTCCAGCGGCGCGCCGGAGCCCGGCTGCACCCAGACATGCGGCGAAAATTCGAGTTCAAGATCGTCGGGCGGGACCGCGAGCACCGCGCCACCGCCTCCCAGGAGACCGACGCCGACCGTGAATGCGAGAGCCTCGACATGCCCGGCCAGAAGTGAGAAGGCGCGGCTCTTCGGTTTGGCGCGCGTAATGAGATGCCGGAGCAACGCCTGCTCGGGCACCGGCATCGCGGCCTCGTTCTCGCCGAGGCGCAGCGTGACGGCGAAGGTGCCGCGTCGCGCCGGCGGCGAGAACTGCCACCATTCGGTGATCGTGAAGGCGCGCGCGGTGTAGCCGGCGGCCGTCTCGACGGCGGCGCGGGTTCCTTTCCGGCGATGATAGGCCGGGCTCTCCGCGATCGCGCGGCGACGGCGCACTTCATCCCAGCTGTCGTCCCAGAAGTCGACGGAGAGCGCAAACGCAAGGAACGGGAGGAGCGGAGCCGGGCAGCGCCAGGCATCCCACACCCATTCGATCGGTCGCGTGTCGATCGCGCGGATCGGCGCGAGGACTTCGGCGAGCGCATGTTCGCGTCGGCGGTGATTGGAGGGGACGAGCGCCTTCGTCATGCGAAGCCTCCCGTTGCCGCGATCTCGGTTGTTACGGTCAGGGTGCCCAGTCGCGGCGCTTTGAAGAGGTGGGCCGTCACCTCGGCAGCGAGCGGCTCGAACGTGGGCGTGCCGACGCCCGAAAGAGCCTCGGCCGTGTAGCCGGCATGGGCCGGGTTGATATCCGCGACCGGCGCCGTCACCAGCACTTCGACGATGTTGATGTCATCGCCATAGGCCCGGCCGGCGATCGTATCGCGCAGGATGCGGCGACCGATCAGGTTGACCGGGCCTTCGAGATCATCGCCTATCCAGCGCGTCAGCCCCTCGCTATAGGCCCGGATGCGTTTCTCGGCGGCCGCGCTGACGACGGCCGGCGAGGAACCGGCCCGGACGCGCAGGGTGACCGCCGCGTCGTAGGCAAGCGGAGTGGCGCTTTCGACGGTGACGAGATCGCCCATCGGCCGAAGCTCGCGGCGGTTCAATTTGCCTTGAACAAGGGCGAGCAGCTCGGGCGAGGCCGTGCCATCGCCGAGGCGGGAAAGCACGACGACGCGGATGCGCGGCGCAAGGCACACGCCTTCATCTTCCGAGTACACCGCGACGTCGAGGACGTCGCCGGAGGCCGAGAGCGCCCAGAACAGATAGGCGCCTTCCGGCCCGCAGGTCGACCAGCTCTCGGGGCTGAGCGCGATCCGCTCGCGGAAGGTCTCGTCGTCTTCAAAAACCGCCGGCGCGGTACCGCTCGCGGGCTTGACGACACGCCGGGTCAACCCGCCGAAATAGGTCATGGCGAGGTGATCGAGCATCGCGCCGGTCGCGCCGGCGAGCGTGATCTGTTTGATCCGATCGTTGACGGTGCCGCGCAGCATCCGCTCCAGCTCGGCCGCGACCCGCAGCTGAGCAGTCACCGGTTCATGTTCAAGCGCGAGCGTGTCGATCGCCGGTTGATCGCCCCGGATGGCGTCCCACGCTGCGACGAACAGATCCTTGTTGCGCAGGAGATACGTTTCGACCGCCAGCGTTTCGAGAATGTCGGGCAGCGGGTAGAGCGCGAGGTCGATATCGGAGAAACGGGACATCAGATGTCCTCCCCGAAAGTGGGACCCGGTTTCAGGGCGAGAGGACAGGCCGACATCACGCGGCCTCCCGCACGGGCAGCGTGGTGCTGCCGGTTTCCTTGACCGAGTAATCGCCAAGGTGGCCGTTGGGGTAATAGTCACCCGTGAGGACAAGGCCGATCTGGCCGATGCTGTTCAGCCCGACGAGCCGGATCGAACGCAGCCGGAAGCCCGGCTCTCCCCAATTCGGGTTCGAGGGGGCGAGTGCTTCCGCGATCGCGACATAGAGGCGGATCACAGCCTCGGCTGTCATGTTCTCGTCCTGAAGCGCGGGGACGCGCGAGCCGATGCGCCGGCGCAGCACGAGCGTGCCCGGCCGCGTCGTGAGGGCGCGGCGGATCACCATCTGGCAATGGTCCCACCCCGTCACGATCTTGCCGGTCGCCTCGTCCATCCCCGCGCGCATGGTCAGTCCTCGCCGGCCTTCCCGTCCGTCTTGGTCGAGGGAAGCACCTTGGCTCCTGCGGGCGCCTTGACGAGTTCGATGTTGCCGCGCGCGAGATCGTGTCCGGCTTCGCGCTCGGTGAGCGCGATTTTGCCGTCCTGGACGCGCTTGCCGGCGACCCATTCGATATCGGGCCGCGTGACCGAGTAGAGCTTCTTTTCCATGTCCTTCTCCTTCAGTTCGCCGGCACGTCGGTGTTGTCTCCACCCGGCACAATGCCGCCGTGGACGTGATCCTTGCCGGTGTTCTTGCCGTCGTGCTTCTGGTGGCCGCCGGTCTGGTCGAAGCCATCGGGTGTCACCGAAACCGTGGTGCCGCCGACCTTCAGCCGGATCTCGCCGTCCCGGATCGCGAGAGAGGCGCTGCCCTCGGAAAGAACCCGCGCGAACCCCTCGTCGCCGGCGGGCTCGCCGCTCTCGTCGGTCGGGCCATAGGGGATGGCGCGCGAATGCCGGCCGATCTCGCCATTGGGCGAAAGCAGCGCCATGGTCTCGCCGATGACAGGCCGATTGCGCTCCTTGTGGCCCGCACCGTTCGCGCCGGCCGAGTTCGCGCGTCGCACGAGCGGCGAGCGGAACGGTTCGCCTGTCGAGGCGTCCTTCTCGTCGAATTCGAGGCGCACCTTGTCGCCGGAGACTTCGACGACGCGGCCGATCATGACCGCGCTGGCGAGGCGTCGGCGCGTATCCTCAAGATCGGAGCGCAGGGCTCGGATGATCTCGGCGAGGTAATCGGTGGCGCTCATGGCTGACCTCCCGACCAGCCGTCGATCACGGCCTGTTCGTCCGGGGTCGGCTGGCCGTCATTCGCGAGCCAGTCCTGCGGAGCGCCCGGCCGGGGCGCGCCGGCGCCGGTGGCGCCCGTGAGGCCCATGGTCTCGGCCGGCGGCTCGACGATGCGATAGAGCATCTGCCGGAACGAGACGGCCGCCACGGCGAGCCCCTTCGTCTCGATCGCGGACGAGAGCACCGGGCGGCATTCGATGTCGCCGGGCGGCGAGCACATGAGCTGGCCGAAGGTCGCATCGTCGAGCGCCGCCGCGAGGACGATCGTGCGATCGATCACATCCGCATCGGCCGATGTCGACGGTGCGGCCTTTGAAGCGATCGCGACCACGATCCAGATCTCGCAATCCTTGCCGCCATCGGCGCGCGACACGAGCCGGAAACGCGGCAGGACGAGGAAGGCGGCGGGCGAATTGAAGCTCGTCCGCGTCACGTCCTCGGCATCGACGAGATCGAGCTGGCGCCGGCATTCCTTCACCAGCGGCTTGCCCGTGTGCTGGAGCGCCTCGACCCATGCCTCAATGGCGTTGAGATGATCGGAAAGCCGGGTCATCAGCCGCCCCCCAGTTTCTTCTGCAGGAACCGGCCGACCTGATCGATCACGTCCTCGGCGTTCTCGGCCGAGAGGCCGAGATAGGGCCGCGCGGGGATCGTCACCTTCCGCGCGAAGATCGTCTTGTTGCCCATGCGGAAGACAAGGCGCTTGGCCTTCTTGGGCTTGATCGTTCCGCCGTGCTGATGGATGCCGGCATAGACGAGGCCGGAACCGACGATCGCGGTTTCCCCAGAGACGAGGTAGTCGATCGAGCGCGCCAGCGCGCCGGATTGATAAAGGATCGGCGTGCCGGAGCGGTTCGGCGGCCAGGCCGCGCCCGAGGGTGCGCGCTTCTCGTTTGTGATGCGCCGGCGCGTCTGCTCCTGCACCATGCGGGCGATGCCTTCCATCAGCTCGCCGGCGGGCAGCGGGTCGAGCCTCGAGAGCGCCTTGTCGACCGCCTCCAGCCCTTCGGCCCGTGCATCGATCGTAAAGAGCGCGACCATGCCTCACCTCCCGAAGAGGCGCGGCCGCGCCGAGAAATAGGACCCGTCGGAAGAGGAGGCGCCGTTCGGCCCCGTCGGTTCACCGATCGGCGAGGTTTCGGGTTCGGCCGTGCCGAGGCCGGCCTTGTCGGTCGCGATGTCCTTCAGCAGGGCGCGCGCGAGCTTGGCGCGTTCGGTGATTTCCTCGGTCAGCCTGTCATGCGTGACCGCGAGACGGTAGCAGGCGAGATCGACGACGGCCGCGCTGAGCGCCGGCGGCACTTCGGTGAGCGGCACCGTGTAGGCGCGGCAGAGGTAAAGCTCGGCTTCGGAGGTCGCGATATCGGCGGCCGTCGCGATCGCCGTATCCGGGTCCATGCCGTCAGGGACGAGCCCGGCGACGAAGGCCGCGCCATAGATCGCCTCGATGTCGGCGCGCGTGATGTAAGCCATGATCGCCTCCGAGGGTGAACGGGTGCCGGTCTTTCCCGGCTGTCATCCGGTCCGTGCCGGCGCACCTACTCGGAACCCCGCCCGCCTAGCCCTTCCGGCATC